AAAATGAAAGGGATGCACCACAATTGGGCATCAAATAAGATGAAAGATAGGTAATGGCAAAGCAATTAATACTAGGCACTCTGTTCACGGGTGACATTGCACCCAAATTTTGGTCATCTATCAAGAAGATGAAGGGTGGGATTAAGTCGCTTGGCTCTGAGCTAAGAAGGCTTAAAAGAGAGTTAAGAAAAGCAAAACAGACTATTAACGAACTGAACAAGCCAATGAACAGCAAGGCTCCAGGCAAATATGCTGGTATGTTAAAAAGGGTTGGCTCTGCGTTTAAAACCATGCTTACCTACGGTGGAGTGGGGGCGTTATTATATGGAATAACCGCAGCGTTTAGGGCTGGGGTTAACGAGATTGTCCAATATGACCAAGCACTAAAGAACCTTGAGGCTATCAGTGGTGCAACATCAGACGAACTCATGATAATGGGCGAAACAATACAGGAAATTGCCAAGACAACTAAATTCTCTACCGCAGAGATAGGTGGTGGTATGGTTCTGTTGTCACAGGCTGGTTTTGATGCTACAGAATCAGTACAGGCAATGAGTGCTGTTGCAGCACTGGCAACCGGTACGCTTTCTACAATGTCTACGGTTTCAGACCTATTAACCACCTCCGTTAGAGCCTTTGGATTATCCGCACTTGAATCTGGCAGGGTTGCAGATGTAATGGCAAACGCTGTAAATAAATCAAAACTTACAATTGATAAACTTAGAATAGCCTTTAACTTTGCTGGTGCCGCTTCTTCACAGGCGGGTCTATCTATTGAACAGACCGCTGCTTCAATGATGGTTCTTGCAAACAATGGTCTTAGGGCTAGTACAATTGGTACTGGTTTTAGACAGGTTTTAAAAAGGCTTATCGCTCCCAATGAAAAACTTAAGCAAGCATTTGTTGGTGCTGGTGTTGCTCTTGAAAGCATAACCATTAGCCAGACTCAAAATTATGAGCAGGTGTTGTTGAATCTTTCTAGGGTTCTGTGGGACACTAAAAAGAACACCGTAGATATGGCTAAGGCTTTTGAACTTTTTGGTCTTAGAGGCTCACAGGCGGCAGCAATATTAGTTAAAGAGTTTGCGTCACGGAAATTCAAAGAAGCCCTTAACAAAACATACGAAATTGGTACAGCAGCAAGGATGCAAGCGATACAGTTTAAGGGGTTGGCGGTTCAGATTAAGAACCTTAAAGACCAGTGGGGTGTTTTGTTTGTTGCAATTGGAGAGAGTGGTCTTAGGGATGCTATGGCTATGCTTGTTGCTGGGTTAAGAACCGTTGTATCCGTTTTGGGTAAAGTAGTTAAAAATGGTTTTGGTAGTGCCATAGTACAGGCGACACTTTTGTCTTCTGCATTGTGGTTAGTTATAAAGGCGGTAACTGCGCTATATCGTGGGTTGGTACTATTATCTGGAGCGACTGTTTTTAAGGCACTATTTACTGGAGCTGGGCTCGCATCTGCTACTGGGGGGGCTGTGTTTGTTGCAATTGCGGTTGCCATAGGAACATTAACAACGGTAGTATATTCGCTTATTTCTGCGTATGATAGACTTGCTAAAAAAGCTTCACAACTTGCGGCAAAACACAGTGGTGTTATATCGTCTCTAGATATGTATAGGGGTGCTTTAGAAAGATTTGACGAGCAAACAAAAGAAGGAACACTAAACCAAGACGAATATGGCGCAACACTAAGAAGATTAATCAAAGACCATCCCAGACTAGCAAAAAAAGTTGACATAACAAAAGATTCTCTTAAGAAAATTACTAAAGCAGTACAAGACCTTGCCGACGAAGAACAGGTTAGTAAGGTTGCTGCACTTACCGAAGAGATTAACAATTTAGGTAGGGCATCTGGGCGGGCTGCTATATTCTCTGGTCTTTTAGCAAGGTATAGAGAGTTTATGAACTTTATACGCCCAGACAAGAAAAAACCTAACGGTATTAAAGACATTATTGCTGACTTGAGTGAGTTGGCAAGTTCTCTTGGCTGGAGTGGTGGTCTTATTAAATACTTTTTTAGTAATTATACAGATGCATTAACAGACACTAATGATGAAGGAGAAAGAACATTATCATGGTTTCAGCGTTTCATCCAATGGCTAACAAGGGCTGGGGAAGAAGGTGACAAAAGTGTATTTTTCGCAGTTAAACAAAAAAAAGCAATGGGTGAGTTGGCAAAAGAACTCCTCGATATGTCCCACGGTTTAAATTCATTTGAAATTGTTGCAGCATATCAACATGATAATGCAATTATGATGTCGGCTAAAAATTATGCAAACCTTATAATACTGATTAATGCTGCAAGAGACGCAGAGACTAAACGTAATGCAGAAATCGAAGCACAAATGGCAGCAATAGCTGCACGGGCTAAATCAACATTCCCATCAAACTTTGGTGGATATTTAAAACAAGCCGACTCCACCGAAAGAGCTGATTTGATAAAACTTCTTAAAGATAGAAAACTTGCCATAGACAAAGCAAGAGATAATGAAAAGTTTTTAGATACAGAAAAGGGATTGAGGGGTGTTGGTCTTGAAGTGAAAATACAGAGGGCAATACTTGCAGTAAAACAAGAATATACGCTAAAGGGTCTTAAGCTTATCAGGGGGAACGATATTGAGTCGTTGAAAGAGAGGTTAAGGTCTATTAAGGTAGAACTCGATAAATTTAACGCACAAAAACCAGAGGATGCAGACGCTGGTGTCTTGGGAGCATTAAAAGAAAAAGCCGTGGCTACTAAGGCCGAGATAACCGCACTATATCAAGAATTTGATAAGCTACTATTAAAAAACAGCACACTTTCTGAATCAGACCTACTTTTTCTAAACGGATTGGTTAACCAAAGTGACAAGCTTAATATAAGCATTGGAAAAGCCGAAGCTAAACTTGAAGATTTTACAAAATCATTCACAGAACTTTTTGAGGGTGTCGGTGAGAACTTTATTGATAATTTCGCAAACGGGTTGGCAAGTATAGGTTCTGGGGCAGAAAGCCTACAGGACAAGTTTAAGAACATGGCACAGTCTATGATGCAAGACATTATAGCCCTGCTTTTAAAGCTCGCCATTTTGAAGGGTATGTTAAAAATAAGTGGTAGCACTGGGTTTTTTCATAACATAGCCACCGCAGGATTAACCAAGATGGGTGTTTTGTCGGCAACATCTTCAGTGGCTAAAGTTGTAAGCCCAATATCAAGCAGTATACAGCCGTCAACCCTAAGCAACAACCTTCCAGTTGTAAGCCAGCAGTCATTTGTTAATACTAACACTGGCTCTAGTGTTGGGGGTTCTGGTGGAAGCGTGAACGTGTTTAAGATTGATGCCGTTGATGCCCAGTCTTTTGTTAAGATGTTATCATCAAGGGAAGCACAGTCTGTATTTGTAAATTCAGTTATGAATAATAAGGGCCACAATGGTGTAGTAAGGTCAGCGGGGTAAATATGAGTAATGAAATTTTTTATTGGCAGCCACACATGTTGGACTGTGAGAAGAAAACAAAGTTTGACGTTGCACATACCCTGTTCGAGAACGGTATGGAACAAAGAAGTCTGTCTTCTCAAAAAGAGACAAACACATTCTCTTTTGTTTATAAGCAAAAGCTTTTAAACCCAGGAGAAACAACCAAACTAAAGAACGAGATATCTGCATTTTTTAATGCAAGAAGCGGGTCTTATGACAACTTCTTCTTACCATCGTGGCAGTTGGAATGTAAAACAATGGAGGCTGTAACAACAGCAGACAACACATTTAAAATAAACAAAGACCCGTCTTATCTTGGGTTCTCTGACACGGTTGGGGAGTACGGGAACTACATTTATGTCTGTAAAGGGTTTGCCAGGAGCTTTGAGCTGTCGGACAGGACACATGAAATAAGGAGGATACTGTCGTGGGTAGCTGATGGTGATAATTATGTGGTTACTGTTGACAGCACGTTTGATAATAACCACGCAGCAAAAACATATATTCAGAAAGCAACAAAGGTATTTTTCGCAACACCTGAACTACCCGAAACATTTAACATCCCCTATGTTGTTGAGATAGCCCTTGGTTTTAAAGAGGACATTGCCAGTCTTTATCAATCAGATTTTGGAGCATAACAATGAGAACAGCACCACTAAACTTTTTTAAGCAAAAGAACAACGTTCAACATCAGCTTATTGACTTGGCAGTTGTGGAGGTGTCTTATGTCTATATGTCAAACATCGAATCTGGTTCAACGAAGACATCAATAATCATAGACCCCGCACTTGTTACTACTATAAACGCAACAGACTACGATCTCACTGAAAGCGATGACGGATATTGCTGGGTCTTAACATTTGAGGCTGGTCAAAACGTTGGTGCCATGAGGAAGATAGCAGGATATAACCCTTCTACTGGAGCTATCACGTTTTCCGTTCCCCTTGACAACGACCCTTCTGAATCAACAGACAGGGTTCGTATCTCAAGGAACTTCTTTTTGGCAAACAGAAACACGCCGGTTGACTTTTACTTGCCGGATGAATCTTTTGGAGCAGATGTGGCTATGAAATATCTGCCATTCCCAATGGCTATAACGCCCATAGGCACAAACTCTAAGGGTGAGGTTATGACCCTTGATGTGTCTTTGTCAGCAGTAGACGATACAATTTCAAGTGTGATACAGCTTGCTAATGGTATACAGGGGAACAGGGTGTGTCATCTCAGGGTGTTTGATAGTGTGCTTGACCAAGGTAAAGAATATTGTATCAAGGACGTTGCTTATGTTGATTCTGTCACCATTGACAAGCAGGAAGTAAAGCTGATACTTGAAAGTAAATACAACATTGTTGGTATTCAGTTACCACAGTGTTCATATACTAGAGATTTTTGCAGGTTCATGTTTAAGAGTGATGAGTGTAGCTGGTCTGAGTCAGACCAGGGTTTCTACGAAAGGCTAGACCCAAACGATGACAGGCTTTATGACTACCCGCTGGTAACAGCAGATAGTTGTGACCATACATTAAATGGCCCAAACGGATGTTGTGCGCACAACAATAGAATAAGGTTCGGTGGATTCCCGACCCTTACTGGAAGCTAATGGCTAAGAAACATGAAAAATATTTGGGGGTTCCGTTCAAACACCTCGGCAGAGACATGTCTGGGCTTGATTGCTACGGTCTGCCGCTTATGTATTACAAAGACATCCTGGGCGTAGACCTAAAGGACTGGTGGTATGAACAGGACTGGTCTAAGAAGGGTAAGAATTATTTTTTAGAGAGATACGAGGGAGAGAATTTTGAGAGAGTTGATTCTCCACAGAAACACGACATTGTGTTATTTAAGATGGACATAAAATCAGAAATCCCCAACCATGCGGGGATAGTTATCACACCTCCACACGTTGTATTGAGTGCAGAGAGAAGTGGTGTTACCTACATAGACTTAAGAAACAATGTTTTTAAACGAAGGGTATACGGGTTTTATAGATTATGTCAAAATTAATTTTAGTAAAAAATGTTCTGGAACCGGAAGACAGGGTTGTCTTTGTTGGAGAAGCTGAAGACCTGTCAACCTTGACCGGAATGTTCCTTAGCGCAAATCCAAGATACTTTAATCTAATGAGAACGACCAGTTTCTCTGTCAGAATAAACAATATAAAATTGATTCTTGGCGTTAACGCTGTAAATACCAGAATACTACCAGAAGACGAGGTTTTGTTTTACCCAGACCTTGAAGAGGGGTTTACCTGGGCTGCTTTTTTTGCTTCGGTTCAGGCTGGGGCAGCCTCTGCTGCTGGTACTGGAGCAGCACTGTCTGGTGTTGCGGCAATGGGTGGAGTAGCTACGCTGGTATCATATGGTGTTGGTTACGGAGCAGTAATGCTTGGCGGTATAGCTTTAATGTCTGGTGTCTCTATGGGGCTAAACGCTTTGTTTGCTCCAAGCATGACCACTCCAGGCGGCCCGTCTGAAAACTCACCGTCTTATGGCTGGAACCTTTCTCCAACATCAAAAGAGGGTATTGCTATACCCGTTGTTTATGGTGAACATCTTGTCGGGGGAAACGTTATATCCTCTGCAAAAGAATATATTGTTCAGCAACCGTGGGAATGGAGAGACGCTGGCGATAAACATATTAAGTTAACCGAACTTATCCCGGCCACAAACCTATTTCTTATTGGGCTTAACCAGCCATGTAGGGGGGTTGAGTTCAAGTGTAAGCTAGACACACCCTATCTCTTTTTCAGCTTACGTATTTTTACCAAAGGAAGTTGGGACTTATTCTGGTCGGAGTTTTTTAATAAGCTTGGTGAGAATATACAAATTGACACCCATGAAAAGTTCCAAGAAGTTCAAAACACGGTTGCCAAGGCGTTTGGAAACATTTTTTTAGAAGCAAAAACGCAGATGCAGATTGATTTTGATGCCCTGATAAACAACCCAACCATAATAATGGACGAAAACACGGTAAGGAGTGTTACTGAAAAGAACATTAAACTAACAAGGTCTCTCATCCGCTCTGATTTTAAATTTATACTAGCAACAATAGATGATGGTATAAGAGCCGCAATAGAAGCAGCCATATATGCTGCATATATAGTAGTAAAGGACACAATTGGTACATTTACATATAAATACCATGAGCCAGTACAGGATGGAGACACCTACGCAGAAATTTTCATGTCTGACGCTTTAGATGAAGATAACATGGGGTGCTATCTTGTTGGTGGTGTATATTTAAACACTCTTGGTCTTGGGGTAGATATAGTCTTTAACCCTTGGGAGTTTGTTGATATTATATTTTGGCTAGACACAAGTTGGACTGGCATGACGCAAAAGCAAATAGTTGATGCGTTAAATGTGATTGGTGTCCCAGTCGATGGTCATTTTGATTTAACCCAGCTTTATGAGTGGAACAAGGTTAAACTCCAATATAGAATGGAAGTTTCAAAAGTATTAGAGCCAAAATACTCAACAGAGCAGGAGTTTTTATCTTTTCTTAAAAAAAGAGACAAGTATGAAGAAGACATAAGGCACGACCAAGTATTACATCAGCTAATTGCACTTGGTGAGGGAGAGTGCTCTGGGATAAAAGAGCTTTATGTTAACGACTCTCCGTCAAAATCTGTACCAAGTCTATCTTACAAGTTTTTCAAGGGTGGCAATGAACAAAACCTGGGTGCAGGTGGTGGTGCTGTCGCATATGATAATTTTAATCATGCAACAATTTACCATTCTGAAGACACAAAATTAAACAGGAGTGGTGATTATGTAGAGTTTACGTCCACAAAAAACTTTGATGTCAGCAATGTTATTATTGAAACAGAATCAGTTATATATACCGTATCATCCTCCGGTCACATAAGACCCATTTCAAGGGGGAGAGAGCCCTTCAAGTTTTCAATACAGATTGGGTTTGACTGGTCTACTTTTGATGGGTGGAACATACTTGAGGGTATAACACAGGCTATTTTAAACAATGGAATGTTCTTACATTATACTTATGAGCTTAGGGGTCAGTTTGATACACTGCCAACGATTTCAAGGTTTGCTGCACTGCCCATAAGAGATTTTTTAATATCTGAAACAGACTGGGATATAATTGCCTTAAGGTTCCCAGGCATGATGCTTGGTTTGTGTGCTTGGCTGGCAATCACACCGTGGGATGACATATACGACCACCAGAGATATCTTGACGAGGTTACCTATCACGATGAGGTTCTTACTCTCATAAAAGAAAAGATAATCACATATTTCCTTGAGCAAAAGAACAGAATGAGGGTCAGGGTCACCCGTATTTCAGACAGGTGGGATGGTAAGGGTGAAAGGGAAATAACGGTAAAGGCTTTTCAGGAGATATCATACAAGGGTTTTAATTATCCCAACACGGCACTGCTTGGTATAGAATTTTTAGCAACAGCAAAGCACTCTGCTGTAGTTCCCAAAATAACATCAATTCTTAAGGGTAAAAAGATATTGGTTCCCGAATTGTTGTTAAAACAGGACATACTTCCAGACACACCAGTAAGGGTCTACCATGAGTTTGCGTGGTATGATGAAGATTCAAAGTGTTACAGAAGCAATTTTCACAACGGGGGAAAGTGTTTTTTCAATACCACATCTGAGGGGAATCTGGTTTGGGTTGAAGAATGGAGCAACAATCCGGTGTGGTGTTTGTACGACCTCTTGACAAACAGAAGATATGGTCTTGGAGAATACGTTTCACAATACAACATTCCCCTTGACTGGTTTCTTGACGCTTCAAAACACTGTGACACCCTTGTTCCAGATGGAACGGTAAGGTTTGCTGACTCAATAACAGAAACCACTCTTAGCGACCAGGACTCTGACTTTTTTAAGAACGGCAACAATTATTTTGATGAAAACGTTGTTGGACAAAGCAAGCAGGGAAGTGGCTCTTACGGTTCAGATATTACAGACTCAATAGAAGACACACTTGAACTTGGGTATGAGAAGGTCGTTGCTGGAAGTGCTATCTTTGCAAAAAAAGAAGATGGAACGTGGACAAGGGCTGTTGTAAGAAATATCATAAGAACACCACCCGTTATAAGGGTTCTTGCTGCAAAAGCAGACTTAACGTTTTCAAGGGATTTCTCACAGCTTAAGGATTCCGGTTCTCCTTTTTGGACAAACGGACTACCGTGTAACAACGCCTCTTCTGCAAACTATAATCGTTATGAGCTGTCAGAGAAGAGGTTTATCTTAGACCTTGTTCTTGATAATACCGCCACCGCAATTGACTGGGTTAAAACAATATGTGACTCCTTTAGAGCCTTCCCCATGTATATCGGTGGTGGGTATACTCCGGTTATTGACAAGATTAAAGACCCCATTGCTACAATAGGTATGGGTAATATAGTTAAAGATTCAATGCAGCTTTCATATGTTCCACTAGCCAAGACATATAATATTGTCGAAGCTCAGTTTATGAACAGGGAGAATGAACACAAGAGAGACACCAGACAAGTTGTTGACGCTGATGTTGATGTCGCTTCTGCATCCGTTGTTCATAACGCTATAAGGAAAAAGACCGTTAAGATGTTTGGGATAACCAGACCGTCTCAGGTAATGAGGGACATGACGTATCAGCTCCTAAACTCTAAATATAACAAGAAACTTATTACTTTTTCAATGGGTACCGAACATATAAACATGACCGCTGGTGATGTATTTATTTTTAACCACGTTGTAATTTTGGGAGACAGTGTTAGCGGCAGAATACAGGGATATGTGTCTGACGGTGGAGAAAAAGTAATCTTAGACCAGGATGTATCAAGCCTTGTTGAACCCCTTGTGCTATCTATAAAACAGACGGTAAGTGAGGGTTACTGTTATAAATGCAGCAAGTGGATTAAAAACGTTAACGAGGAAATAGACCTTACGGCAACCGTTTGTCCTACATGCAGATACCCCATTAATGGAGAAGAGATTGTAAGCGACTACACCGTTAGTTCGGTAAGTGGCAATGAAGTGTTTGCAACCTTTGGTGTTATTAAGCCGAAAAGTTTTGATACTTACGAGCTGGGACAGGCCACAGAAACAAAGCAGTATTACAGAGTTGTTTCTATCCAACCCGGAGAGAATGGATTAGCAAATATTGTTGGTACAGAATATAACGAAAGCGTTTATGGCACACCGAGAAGTATTGTGGGTGGTGGCACAACAGCATATGAAGATGTAGAAGTTGCCACACAGGACAACAGAATATCAATATTACAAACAGCAGAATTTGCGAGACCACTTTCAAACCTGATTGTGTTCCCGACCAACATAAATGCAAGGGAAATAAAGGTTTTGTTCTCCCCGCCCGAAGGTCTTAATCCTTTTTATATGGGTGCGAGAATTAGAATAAGTAGCGTTGAAGAGGGTGAAATCCATAAAGAAGACGTGCTGGATTTTAAATCTGAGGCTAACTTCGTTGTATTCTCAAAAAGCTATACCTATACCGTCCAGGCTTCTGCTCTCTATGTTGGAGATGTTGAGTCCGATGCTCTACAAAACACGTTCTCCCTGGATACTATTGATTTTACAACCATAGCATACGACCCACACCCTCCGCAGGTTGTGAATTTAAGACTTGCACCAAGGTGTAGACCGCTTGATTATATTTGGAACTCTGAATATAATGAGTTTACAACCAATTTTATAGAACTACACTGGGATCACGTTGGTATGCCGGACGATGACGATAAGTGGTGGAATAATAAACTTGTAGAGATTGAAGGCTATCACTTAACCCTTGAGGTTTTAGATGCCAGCGATGCAGTTCTTGGGACAGAGTATTTTACCCTTAATAAATATGAGAATTTTAAAAACATAGCCATACAAGACCTTCTTCCGATAACAGAAGATAATATGCCCCCCGCATACTCAGAGGCTTTTGCTAAGATAAAAAAGGTGAGGGCGACAGTTGTTGCTTTTATAGAGTGTGGTTATGAAAGTGAAATACCAACCGTTGAGGTCTTTGAACCACACAGACCCCTAACCCCCAACACCGTTACAAGCTTCACCATTCTTGACACCGTTTATACGTGGTGGTTTAAGATGGACGACTCTGAGAACGTTGACCGATATAGTATAGAAATTGATATGGTTGAGGGAACGTACAACAACGAAGACTATAGGATTATTTGGAGTTCTGGTGCGTTTGAGACAAAAGAAACATATAGTATTTTTAAGATACCAAAAAAAGCATGGGAAATAGATGGTTTTAATCTTCTCGGCTGGGTCTTTGGTCAATATAAATTTACCCCCAGGATTACGGCAATCTCTAAGTTTAACGTTCCATCATCCACTAGGACATATACAGAAGATGGAACCCCAGTATATGATGAAACAAACCCACCGCCAGACACGGGTACAACACCAGATAAAATACCAGACTACATGTTGGCATCTCCGGTATCACAAATAACAGTATATGACTTGAGGGGTTTTTATCATTGGCGCCCAACCGTTCGTGAGCACAGAGACCTTAGCCAGTCTGACTACCTGACCATACAAAACATAATAGACGGCTACGATAGCACGGGGGTGGGATATACTAATATATCTTGGACTCCGTGGAAAAAGGTAGTAAGGATTACATATGAATCACCCATTGAGGAAGAATATGGACGGGTAGCCTTTAACGTTGATAGGCCGTGTAGGGCGTGGATAGAGTACATAAACACGGGAGACTACGGTAATTATGAAGAGGGTGACTGGGAATACTTGGGTGGCAACACTGGTAACAACCTAAACAGTGGTGCATTAATTCATTACGGAACAAAAGGATTAGCAGAAGATTGTTATTGGGAAGTAGAAGCTGGAGAGAATTTAGCTACTTTCCCAGAGCCAGTTAAAAACAGGTACATGAGACTTATTCTTTCTCCGATTGACGATTCAGCGGTGATTGTAAACGAGTTAAGGTTTGTGCGTGTTGGTACGTTTGAAGAATTAAGTGTGGATTTAATTAAGAATTTAGACTGGGATGAGGGAGACGAAAAGTTTTACTTAGATGCAAACGCAACGGGGTTGGTGGATGACGGGCCTTCAGACCCAGTATTCTGGACGGCTGATGGTGGGGTTGGCGGTACAAGAGAATATCCCAACGTAAGGCTGGACTCTAGTGGTTTTTCCGCTCAAGACTCAGACGGGTATAGGGTTACCTACGACGGAGATGTAATGGACCCAGAAGGTGTAACCCATCCAAGTGGCGGTGTGGACTGGTCGTTGATTGACGAATATTATTTAAGCAAATGGACAACAACCGTAGAGTTTGAGTCTGCCGATTATAAAACCATGTCGTGGACAGAGGGTGAGTTAAATTTTATAGATGGTGAAACTTTTGAGATTGTAACTGATGTAATAGAGCTTCCCACTGGAGAGTCGGCCTATGTGTATTTTGCTAAAGATTTATCAATCACAGAGTTACAGGTTACACACGAATTTACAGAGCTGGCTACCGTAGGGAGGGTGTTGATTGCCAGAGGAATAAGGAACACAGACGAAGACCAGAAAGCATCCATAATAGGTTCAAGCGTGGTCAGACCTCTCATTACAGAGACAGAGATAGGTGACAACTCTATTAAAACTGGTCATCTCACAACCAATTGTGTGGAGGCTGGACAGATTGATGCTGATGCTGTTACGGCTACAGAAATAAACGTTGGCACGTTGGAAGCCATATCTGCAAACTGTGGGACGTTAAATGCTGGCGTTATACAAAACACTGCGTGGGGAACAGCACCAACAGCCACCAACAATAAGCTACAATTTAATTTGGCTACAGGTGTTATTACCGTAAACCTTGCTGGCGGTTTGGCTATTGGAGGAACAGGTAGTTTAACACTGGCAACTGGTGGTAATTTAGATTTTAGTGGTGTTTGTGTTTTGGATGCAGATAGTGGTGCGGATTATATGTACTTTCACCCAGAGGATGACGAAACACAGATCTTTGTTTTGGGTGGTTCTTTAGGGACAGAAACAAAAGTTTGGAAAATTGTAAATATTGAGTCAAAAGAATGTAGAATATTTATGGATGATAGCGGAGATGGATTAAAGCTATTGTCAGACTATATTATAGAACTAACTACCCAAGTAGGAGATATTAATATAGAGGGTGGCGACGATGTTAACATCAGAAGTGATGACGGTGTTATTTTATTAGACGCTAACTTTGATTTAAATCAAGCTTCTGGGGGTGACATAATCTTGAAGACTAGGAACGATACGGTGGGTGGTACTGCTGGTGACAACGGAATACATCTTTATCTCCCAACATTAACAACTGGAAAGAATAAAACCAAATATAGACTCTATACGGATGGTTGGGGAAATGTTAAATGTGTCTAAAATATTAATTATATGTTTTTTGTTTTTCTTTTATACTGATGCTTATTCTGAAGAGTATAGTTTATATGAGCTGTCTATTTTTAAAGCAGATAATTTAAATTCTACAATTTCGTTTATTTCTGACAATGAGACGGTGTTGCTTTGTAAGGATAAAAGAAGTAGTGTTGCTATGTTTTCGGGAGAATATAAAATGTATACTCGGCATGATGGAGCTTGTTTTTTTGAATATAAGGGGGGTTCTTCTTTAATGTGGTTTTATAAAGATGAAGAAATACTTTTAGGGTGGAGGGCTTTAATAGCCGAGAAGTTTTATTTTGATTTTTTTATACTTTTAGGCAAAATAATTTAAAAGGATAAAACAATGAATACAAAAAGTTTATTATCT